CTGGATCCTAGGCAAATAGGATATCATTTTGCTATTGACTTTCTCTTTTGTTTGAGCTTAATTCATCACAATGGCTCTATCCAAAGAGGTCAAATCCTATCAATGGACTCAACTTCTTAGGAAAGAGCTTGCTACATTCACCAACAGTGTGAAGGTGTCTGTGATCAAAGATTCCCAGATACTTTTGCACTCATTAGATTTCTCCGAAGTGTCCAATGTTCAGAGAATCATGAGGAAAGAGAAGCGCACTGATGCCGACTTAAAGAGGCTGAGAGACCTAAATCAAAAAGTCAATAACCTTGTTGAGCTCAAATCAGTGCAACAAAAGAATGTCCTGAGAGTTGGAAGACTGAGTAATGAAGAACTACTGAGTCTTGCAGCAGACATAGAGAAACTCAAAACCAAGATCTTAAGAACAGAAAGGCCTCTCACTTCCGGAGTGTACATGGGCAATCTCACCAGCCAACAGCTAGAGGATAGAACTAAACTTTTAGCCATGGTTGGAATCTCCAGGCCCAATCAAGTCAATGGAGTTGTGAGGGTTTGGGACATCAAAGACTCTTCCCTCCTCAACAACCAGTTTGGGACAATGCCAAGCCTCACAATGGCTTGCATGGCCAAGCAGGGTCAGACAGAGTTGAATGATGTTGTGTTAGCCCTGTCTGATCTTGGCCTCCTTTACACTGTAAAATATCCAAATCTGGAAGATCTTGCTAAGTTATCTGAGAAACACCCAATCCTTTCAATTGTCACTCAGCAACCACCACAAATCAATTCATCTGGTTATAATTTCAGCTTGTCTGCAGCTGTGAAAGCTGGTGCAACAATGATTGAAGGAGGGAACATGCTGGAGACAATTAGAATCACACCATCAAATATTGAAGATGTCCTAAAGGCGATACTGTCTGCCAAGAAAAAGGGCTCTATGTTCATCTCAGACACACCTGGTCAGAGGAACCCCTATGAGAATCTACTTTATAAAGTCTGTCTTTCTGGACAGGGATGGCCATACATTGCCTCTCGGACTTCAATTGTGGGAAGAGCCTGGGACAACACACTGGTTGATTTAGGAGCAGCAGTCAAACCAGGTCCCTCAAACTCAGAGAGACAAAAAGTCAATGGAGCTCCCAATACTGGATTGACTTATTCTCAAATGATGCTTTTAAAGGAGGTGATGACTGGGATTGACCCCACAGCCAAGACTTGGATAGACATAGAAGGAAGGCCAGAGGACCCTGTGGAGATAGCTATATTTCAGCCAGATACTGCTGTGTGCATCCACTTTTTTAGAGAGCCTGTTGACAAAAAACAGTTCCAGTCAGACTCAAAGCATTCACACGGTCTTGACATCATGGACCTTTTCAATACCCAACCAGGGTTGACCAGTGCAGTTATGGAGCTGCTTCCTAAAGGGATGGTGCTAACCTGTCAAGGAAGTGATGATATCTACAAACTGCTAAAATCACAAGGCAGATCTGATATAAAATTAATTGACATTTCTATGACAAAGGAGCAGTCAAGAAAGTTCGAAGATGCAGTGTGGGACTCTTTTGGGAGGCTGTGTGGAAAACACACTGGATTGGTCACTGTAAAAGTGAAAAAGAATAGAATGGAAATAACACCCCATTGCGCATTGTTGGACTGCATCATGTTCGAGTCATGCATCAACGATCGCCTCTATGACAAAGCCATAACCAATATTCTACCAGAGGACCTCATATTCAGAATTGCCCCTGAGAAGGTTCTGCTGTAATCCCAATCAGCAGCCCCCCTGTCTCGTCGCCGGAGTTCACTCCGGCGACGAGACAGGGGGGTCGGGCATGGTGGCTCACCTTCTTTTCCATACGACAGGAACCCCCGATTGCTTATAGAGTCCACAGGAACAAATTCCCATTTTGGTTAACCTATGAGGTTTGGGGCAAGGTTTCCCAACAAGATGCCTGTGTGTTGGGATTCTTGCGAGATGTAGGAAGACAGACACAAGGAACAATGATGTTGTAAATAGCAGGAGGTCAACCAATCCCAGAGGCATGCTTGTTTGTCTGTGATCATACTCTCTCTTCAACATTTCTGTGATGAACTTTGTCTGCTCTTGTTCAATGTCATTGGAAAATTCAGTTTCATTTAAGTAAGTATTGTTTCTTACAAGCCAACACTTAGGGAGAGTTGTTGTGTTGGTCTTTGTGTGATTTAAATACCAAAATTTAGTATAATTGCAGTAAGGAATACCCATCAAGTCTCTCAGGTGGTTCCTCATCAACAATTGGTCACTTATTAGAGCATTGATTGCTTCTTTGAAATGGTGCAAGGCCGCCTGGGTCTCACCTTTGAACCTTTTGATTGCCTCCTTATTGTAATCAAACAATCTAAGCATATCGCAGAATTCTTCATCATGGGCTTCATTGCATTTAGCTATTGCAGTGTTCCCGAAACACTTCAAGTCTGCTGCAATGATAAACCACCTTGTTAAACAATAACCCCCAGGGTTTTCAGTTCCAGAGTTATCAGATAGTGTCCATGTGAATGTGCCTCTCAGACGCCTGGACAGATAAACAGTTCTCCTGCTGTTCAGTTCAAGATGAATGAACTTCATTGGAGTTGGATGCATCATTTCACAATGGTTTTCCCAAGAGACATTCTGTATGATAATGTACTTATAATCTGTTTGTGGACAGTACAGTGTTGTGATCGTGTCAGTCTCTGTGGCACCAATGGTCACATTTTGGGACCAGAACATTTGTCTGAAGGTTTCCAAGATTCTGGATGGCATACTATGGCAATACTCAAATGTTGATCTATTGAATTTGCTTGTTAAATTGTACTGAATTGTTATATTGCCACCATTAAAATCACAAGCCATTGCTTTATAATCAGAGAACCCTCTGATATTTAGGTGAAAACTTGTGACAATGCTCATGAGGGCATGGTCATAGAGGTCCTTCTGGTGTGCATCAGAGAGATTGCACCATGTGTGATTTATGATTTTTTTATTGGTCAATGTGATTTCCAAGCCAGTGTTGTTCATGTAAATGTAGTGGTGAGAATTGTCCTTTGAACAAGACAGCGGCATTGAGCTGTTAAAGATTGTTGTGTTCAACACAAAACTTGACAATTGGAACTCATTGCCCAGCCCTGATTCACAGGATCTTCCTGCCATCATCAGAAAGTAAACCAGGCCAACCAGTCCACAGGTCCATAGGTTGTAGATAGCCTTGGTCAGTGTGAGGAGAATCAGGACAACCATCACAATATTCATCACCTCTTCCAAGAAGTGTGGGAGCTCTTGGAAGAAGGTGATAATTTGACCCATCCTTCAATTGGACACCAAAAGATGGTCAGAAGAGTAGTTCAGTGCAGCGCAGATTCCAAAGCCTAGGATCCCC